GCAATCCCAGTATGGCAACGCGCCGGCCCGGCGCTAACCTACGCCGCTCGGGCTGTGGCGCAGCTTGGTAGCGCGCTCCGTTCGGGTCGGAGAGGTCGCTGGTTCAAATCCAGTCAGCCCGATCAAAACTTTTGCGTCGTTGTGCGTCGCGATGCGGGATCCGAGCGCGTTCTAGAGCCAGTTTGCGCCGCTGTGCGGTGCGGTTCGCGGGGCGTCTCAGACGCAATCCAGACGCAGCGACCAGCCTAGGTCAGATGCACTAGTCCCAGCCCACAGCTTGGACGGTGCGGTGTCGAGTACGCAGGGCACCTCGCTCGAGCCGAGCAGTGCGGAGTTCGGTCACCTCTCGGACCGATCCAGGCGCAACCATGTCGTGGCGTGTATGCGCTCCTGTTCTCCGCCGGCCCGTCGTACTCCGAGCTCTACGCCGAGGGATGCTTCAGTCAGCGGCCGCTCATGTCACACGACAACTTCCGTGACGCGGCTAGGCAGCGCGAACTGGACGTTCCGCCCTTTCAGGTCCGCGAGCTCCTCCGACCGCTGGACCGGGCGGAGGTCCTGTGTCCAATCGGTTTCCTCCAGACGAACTACACACCGGGAGACCACATGGCTCCATCCCGATCCATCCTTCGTCGTCTGGCGGGAAGAGCGCCACTACGAACCTTGGGAGACGTACGGCTGGTACCTGCCGAGCGACACCGGGCAGCGGTCCATGCAGATCGCTGAGCGGTATTCCCCGTGGCAGCTCCTGTACGTCCACGAGGTGTTGTCGACTCTCGAAACGACGGCGGAGGTACCTCACTCCCTTGATGAGGAGTGGCGGCCGTTAGTGAAGCTCCTTACTGCCCTCCAAACGCGGCTCTGGCCGTATCGCCGGGGTAGTACGACCCTGGTGTACGAGCCGAAAGGTGATCGTGTGAGTGGGCCGATCGATCCGCTTGAGCGATCCGTACCGCAGTTCGACCCTCATCGCGTCCTGCGTCGGTTCGACCTCTCCCTTGACGCACTCGCGGAGGTGCACCTACAGCTCGGGGAGGCCGGCAATCTGCTCGATCCATTCCCGCGGTGGTACCGCCTCGCTGAGGCGGCCCCGCGCAAGGTAACTGACCAGATGCGCGGTCACGCGCTACGCGCCCGTGACCTGTACGACGCTTGCTACCTGCTCCGCTCCCTCTACTACCTGGCCACAGGACAGTGGTTGCCGCAGCCGGACGAGATCGATTCCGGCGCCGTCGATTGGCGGCGCCGGCACCTGCCCCGTCGTCCGCAGCCGACCATACCTCGGCACGCCGACCTCAAGGAACTGCTGATCAACCAGGGTCTGTACCCCCACCGGCTCCGGCTCTTCGTCGAAGGCAAAACGGAGCAGATCGTGCTTGAGCACGTGCTCGAAATGCTTGGCGTCGAGGTTCCCGCGTCTGGGGTAACCGTCACGTCGATACGAGGAATTGCTAAGGCGGAACGCCACAGCGTGCTCTTCGAAGCCGCCACGGAGGTAGCCGCACGCACCGTCCTCATAGCGGACTCCGAGGGAGACATTGAGCGCGTCGTGCGGCGCCTTCGCACGGAGGGTGTCTTCGCCGGCGCGGACGACGTGCTTCTGTGGTCTCGGGATGGGCGGCCGAGCGACTTCGAGGAGGCCAACTTCTCCGACGTCGAGATCCTGCGAGCGATCCGACGGGCTGGGCGAAAGAAGAATCCCGACGCGAGGCTGGCGCTACCTGTCCGCGTGCTTCGCGCAGAGCGCGATAGGCGCACTACGCCAGGCCAGCGGCCACGCGCTTTGGCGAAGACCGCTTTGGCGCTGGCCGCCAGGCCCGAGCATGGACTCATTGACGTCTCCAAGCGCGAGCTAGCTGACGAACTCGCGGAGCAGCTAGCCAACGAGATCCGGAAGGCGGGCAATCTCGAAGCGGCCGGGCGTAACCGCCCCTTATTGGAACGGCTACGCCGCTGGCTGATCGCTGTCCGCCCGTTGTAAGAGCGTGACACGGTTCGGTATCCTTCGAACCGATGGTGCCGCTTCGGCGGTCAGCCTGATCTCCTCATAGCGGTCACCCGGCAGGGGCCGCGGAGCACATAGCCAGCAACCAGAAGGGAAGCCCGATGGGGCTCCTCCGCTATCTCCGCGGCAACGATCTTCTAGAGGACAGCAGCACCCGCACGCCGAGCGAGGCGCGCTCGCTACCGCGGCCCGATAACGAGTTGCCGCTGATGGGCGCCTACACGGGCTCGACGGTCACCCCGACCGCCGCGTTGGCGATCGCCGACGTGTGGGCCGCCGTCCGTGTGCTGGCCGACGCGGCCTCGTCGCTGCCGCTGCACGTCTACCGCAAGACCGCCACCGGCCGCGAGCGGGTCACATCGGGGAAGCTGGCCGATCTGCTCGACCGGCCCGGCCCGGCCACCAGCCAGGCCGATCTCGTCAGTTCGTTGATGGCGCACCTGGCGGTCTGGGGGAACGGCTACCTCGGCAAGTACCGGGAGACCGGCGAGGTCGTCCAGCTCGGGCTGCTCGCCCCCGAGCGGGTCCGGCCCGAACTCGAGCACGGCCGGCTGCGCTACCGCTACACGCCGGGCAGCGGCCCGCAGCAGATGCTCACCGACGCGGACGTGGTCCACATCAAGGGCCTGTCCGTCGACGGGCTGACCGGGCTGTCCGCGGTCTCGCAGGCGGCCCGTGTGCTCGGCCTGTCCGACGAGCTGGTCAAGCACGCGCTCGGCTATTTCAAGGTGGGCGACGAGATCGGGGGCATCCACCGTCCCGCCGGGTTGTTGAAGGTTCCCCCCGATACCAGCGAACCGGGGCGCCAGCGCGCTATCGAGAGCCTGCGCAGCGAGTCCCGTCCGCACGGGGTTTTGGTGATCGAGGGCGAGGCGGAGTACCAGGCAATCTCCGAGCGGCTGGACGACTCTCAGTTCGTCGAGCAGCGCCGCCTCGCCGCCCAGGAAATCGCCCGGGTGTTCCGCATCCCGCCGCACATGCTCGGCGCCCCGACGGGCGACTCGCTGACTTACAGCACGGTCGAGCAGCAGTCACTCGACTTCGTTCGCTACAGCCTTCTCCCTTGGCTGCGCCGGATCGAGTTGGCGGTGTCGAACGACCGCGACCTGGCGTTTGAGCGCCAGTACGTCCGCTTCGAAACCGACGCGCTGCTCAGAGGCGACAGCAAGACACGCGCCGAGGTCTACGAGAAAGCCTTGGACCCGGTCTCGGGCTGGATGAGCCGCGACGAGGTCCGCCGGCTCGAGGACTTGGAGCCAGAAACGCCACCCACCCAACCGACGGTCGAGCAGATGCTCGCCCGGCCCGCGGAGGTGGGCACGAATGGAAAACAAACAGAGAGCGCCTGAGCAGCGCACCATTGACGTCGATGTCCAGGACATCGACACCCGCGGCAGAACCCTGCACGGCTACGCCGCCGTCTACAACGTCGAGTCCGACGACCTGGGCGGGTTCCGGGAACGGATAGCCCCGGGAGCGTTCGGGAGCGTCCTGGACGCCGATGTGCGGGCGCTGCTCAACCACGACCCGTCGCAGGTGTTGGGCCGCACCAAGTCCGGCACGCTGCGGCTCCACGACGAGCAGCGCGGCCTGCGCTTCGAGGTCGACCTGCCCGACAGCCCGCTGGGCGCGAACGTCCGGGAGGCGGTCCGCCGCAAAGACATCGACGGCGCGAGCTTCAGGTTCACGGTCGACCGGGAGTCGTGGCAGGGCGACCTGCGAACGGTCGAGTCGGTCAAGGAGTTGAAGGACGTCACCGTCGCCACGTTCGGGGCCTACCCGGCCGCGAGCGTGGAGCTACGGACGAAACCAGAAACCAACGAGGCCACCCAGAAGGAGCAGGGAGCAGTGGAGGAGCAAAACAACACCGAGGAGCGCACCGAGGAGGCCCGTCCGCCCGCCGGCAGCCTGAGGGTGGAGGAACGGACCGAGGCACCGATCTTCCGGTCGCTGGCAGACATGTATGCGGACCGCGGGTTCTTCGAGAACCGGTCCGCCGAGGTCGGCTGGGACGAGTTCCGGGCGATCGTCTGGGGCGGCGGCACGGTGCTCGACACGCTCAACCCGCTCCGCCGCGACGGCGTCGCATTGGGATTCGATTCGAGATGGCTGTTTCCGGTGCTGCCGCAAACGGCTGTCAGCGACGCCACCACCAGCGTCCAGTACCTCAGGCAGTCGGGCCGCACGCTCGCGGGCACGGCCGTGCTCCGGCCGCTCGACGCGACCAGCACGAAGCCATCGGTCGCTGGCACAGCCGAGCTCGTCTCGAGTCAGCTGCAGCAGGTCGCGGCGATCCACCCGGACATCCCGCGGATCCATGCGGCGCAGCCGCTGTTCCAGTCCATCGTTGAGACCGACCTCAGGTTGAGCATCAACGACGGCCTCGACGAGCTCGTGAGACGCGGCGTGGTGACCGCGGGCACGGCCGCCGCCGTCACGGGCAACATCGTCGACAAGGTCCGCAAGGCCAAGACGGTCGTCCAGGCGGCGGGCTACAACCCCAACGTGCTGGCTATCGACCCGGCTGGGGCCGAGGCGCTGGACCTGCTCAAGACATCCGGCTCCGAGGCGATGTACGTGTTCGCCCCCGGCCAGGCCGCCCCGGCCCCGTGGGGGCTGCAGATGCGAGTCTGGAAGACGGCCGGGACCGCGATCATCGACGCCGACAGCTTCGGCCGGCTGTACGTCGCCCCGGTCGAGCTCAGATCGTTTGAGCAGGACGCGGGCGCCACGAACCGGCAGACCGTCAGGATGGAGACGAACGCGCTGTACACGGTCGAACGGGTGGCGGCGGGCCTGAAGATCCTCTAGTGCCTGAGCCACCCGCAGGCGAAGCCGACCTGAGAGACCTGGCCCTCCGCTTCTCTCCGTCGCATAGCTCCTCCTTTCACTCGCTCAGGGGGTACCTGCCGGTGGGTTCTTGCCCCCGGTCTCCACGAAGCTGATGCAGTCGCCCTGGTTCTTGAAGACGCCGAAGCTCTGCCAGCCCCCGTTTTTGCACTGGTCCTTCGAGGTTGGCAGTGCGGGGGCGTCGACAACCACTACGTCGCCCAGCCCGAGCGCGCTTCCACCGATACCCAGAGTCGGCGGACAGACCGTAGGCGGTTCTCCGGAAGCGATGAGCGTGAAGGTGAACGTGTCGGGCGTGCCGTCGGTCACCTCGATGAACCCACCGACCCCGAGGAAGGCATCCCCAAGCGTGTTAGCGAAGCCGATGACGGCGCGGTTGCCGGTGACGTTGAGGCACGTCACCGGACCCTCGACGCTGAAGCCGAGGACGGGGGACGAGCGCACGATCGCCGTGCCGGTCGGGTTCTCCCCCGACGGCCCGCTTCGTGCGTCGACGCCAAAGCCAGCCCCGACGATCAGGCCAGCGCCGGTAACCGAGTCCTGGGGCACTTGAGCGCCGGAGACCGCCGGCGATGAGAAGGCCAGCCCCATCCCGATGGCCGCCGATACCAACAGAATTCTGCGGCGCATGAGGCACCCCTTTCGGCCCGACTCCAGTGTCCTATGTACTGCGTGGCTTACACCCGCAGGTCGGGCGAGTCAAGCGACCGCTTTTTGCGGCAGCGCGTCGTTTGGACCAGCGGGTAGCGCGCTTCCTAAACGTGACTTCGAAAACCGCTTCGCCATGCGGAAAATGATCTCCGGGGGGCTTGTCTGAGTGGCCGGAATCGAGCAGAAACGCCGGCAGGACCTTCGAGACTTCCGCGATCTCTGCCATCGCGTCGGATTCGAGCTCGAACCGTTCCAGGTGAAGATCGCCGGGGCGCTGCTGGGGCGTGAGCGGGAGAAGCTGGTCACGCTGCCGCGTAAGAACGGCAAGAGCCGGCTGATCGGCACCTTCGCGGCCTGGCATCTGCTGACGACGCCGCGGGCGCAGGCGTTCATCGCGGCGAACTCGGAGCGGCAGGCGCGAATCGTGTTCGAGTACGCCCGCGACGTCGCTCTGCACCCCGCCGTGGATCAGGAGTTCCAGGTCCGCCACCGGGAGCTGCGGCGGCCGGACGGCGGCTTCCTCCAGGTGCACCCGGCGGACGCGTCCAAGTTGCTCGGCCTGACGCCGACGCTGGCGGTCCTGGATGAGTTCTGCGAGGCGAAGGACGACAGCGTCTATGTGGCGCTGCGGACCGCTCTGCTGCCCGGGGCGACGATGTTCACGCTGACCACGTCCGGCCTGGGCGCCGAGTCCCCGCTGGGGAGGTTGCGCGCGCGAGCATTGGGCCAGCCGGACATCCGCACCCGTGGCTTCCTGACGGACGCCCGCGGCGACAACTTCCGCATGCTCGAGTGGGCGGTCCCGCCCGACGTGCCGCTTGAGGACTACAAAGCGGCGAAGCGGGCCAACCCACTGTCGCTGATCACGCCGGCGTGGCTCAGGGAACAACGCGAGGCGGTCCACGAGCTGCACTACCGGCGTTTCCACCTGAACCAGTGGACGTCGCGCATCGGCTCGTGGCTGCCTGCCGGCGCATGGCAGGCGTGCGCGAACGGAGCTACCCGATCGAGCAGGGTTCGAGGGTGTGGGTCGGTGTCGATGTCGGCGGCGCGAGGGCCGACACGGCGATCGTGTGGGTCGACGAGCAGGGCAGGGTCGGCTGCCGCATTTGGTCGGGCGACGACGCGCTGATGGACGCCACCGCGTTCCTACCCGCGCTCGCGCAGCACTTCCGGCTCGCCGAGATCGTCTACGACCCGTGGCGGGCGACGATGCTGGCCAAGATCGCCGAGCAGCACGGCATCAGGTGCACCGCGTTCCCCCAGTCCGACGCACGCATGATCCCGGCCTCCGCTGCTTTGCACCAGGCGGTCGTGGAGGGGGAGATCCACCACCCGAACGACCCGAAGCTCAACGAGCACGTGGCCGCCGCGGTGGCCAAGCACGGCCGGCGGGGTTGGCGGATCGACCAGGCCGAGCGCGGCGCGAACATCGACGGACTCGTCGCCTTGGTAATGGCCTATGAGGCCATGACAGCCCCCGAGCCGCCGCCTACCAAGGTCCTGGGCTGGTTGTAATGCCGGGGAGCTTCTGCACCATCTGTCGAATTCGCATCCCGAGCGGCTCGAGGTGCAGCCGCCACGCTGTTCGATCACCATCAAACCGTGCGTGGCATGAGCCCGGTGCTGCTCGTTTACGGGCGAGCCTGCTCGGCCCGGGCGCCCGCTGCGCAGTCTGTGGAAGCACCGACCGGCTCGAGGTCCACCACGTCGTGGCCGCCGCCGCCGGCGGCCCAACGACGCCGGAGAATCTGGTCGTGCTGTGCCATGACCACCACCGTGAACTCGAGGCGGCGAAGCGGGTGAGTCCTCAGGGTTGACCCTCGTAGCGGTGGCCGCTGATTACTAGGGATGAAGCCGCGAAAACGGCAACAGTTGCAGGCTCGATGTCGCGGGGGGAGATGCGTAGACGCCCCGATGCATCCTCGAACTGGGTGAGGGACTCCGCAACGATGCGTCTTAGAAGCTTCCGGACAGCCTCCGTCACGGCTCGCTGCTCATCCGCGCTGAGGTCATCCCACTGTGCGGCGGCCATGGCATGGCCGGAATCCGGGGCCTCGACGATGCCGGCACTGATCGTGTCGACCAGATCGCGATCGCGCTCAACCAGCACCGCATTCGCCCATAAGTACTTCTCCAGTCTGCGTCCCGGTTCGCTCTTGATCGCGGCCTCGAAGAGCACTTGGCGCTCTTCATCGTTTAGGTGTTCGTCGACCACAGGCGGTATTCTACTCTGAGTGCATCAATGAATGAAAGGTTGAGTAGATGAAGGCCAAGGAGGAGCGGACCACCGTCTCGCTTGGGCGCGAGGCTCACGAGCTGCTCACGAAGATCGCCGGCGAGCATGAGTGGTCCGTCGGTGAGACCACCGCGCTCGCGATCCGCACCTTGAAGGCGGTCATGGACGAGGTCGATGACGATCAGGCAGTTGATGAGACCGCCGCCGTCGCGGCCCGCGCCTGGAAGCTGATCATGGACGCCCACCAGACTTTCGCCGCGCAGTACGCCACGGACCAAGGTGAGCTCTACATGCGGCTTGCCTCCGAGATGCCGGCCGGTTTCGTCGAGGTGCCGAAGGACGGCGTCAGGCTAGGACGGGCCGGAGATCTGCCGGTAGTCCGCGTCGACAACTGGTTCGTCTTCCCCGATCCGAAGACGGGTGCCCTACTCGCTGAGGACCGCGGAGGCGAGGGACGGGTCGCACGCATCGTCGACGGCGAGATCAAGCCGTTGAGGCTGCCGTCGGCCGACGAGGTGGCTTTGAACTAGCCAAAGGAAAGAGCCCCGGCCGGAACCGGGGCTCGGAAAGGTACGAGGATCATGCCAAATCCCACTCAAAGTGTAGAACAGCCTGGCGTCGACTTCTACGTCGCCGGCGGCCACGACCGTGAGACAGCCGAGGCGCTCGCCGGCATGGACGCGATCTGCGCTACACACGCGAAGATCGGCCGCATGTCCCATGCGCTTCGGCGGCCGAGCAGCACGCGCCACGTCCCTCGTCGCGGCTCGACTCGTGGTGCCGGACGTCCAGCGACCCGGCGGACATCCAGCTCGAGCCGCACAGCGAGCCAGGACCCGGGCGACGGAGACCCCGAGCCACCATCGCCGCGCCGCCTCGAGAGCCGGGCGGAGATCGGCGAATGGCTTGCCGAACGTAAGGCCACTCTCAAGGCGCTGGTCCAGGCCGAAGGGCTCGGCCAGCAGCAACTCGGCTTCGGCGAGGAGGTGGGGTCATGAGCGCCCCGTCCTTCTACCGGGTGGTCGATGCCCTCGACCGGTCGGGGCACCTGCCTGCGCACATCGACGGGCGCCAGAACGGTCACCGTCGGCTGATGGTCCGCTGCCCAGCGCACAACGACCGCTCGCCGAGCCTGTCGATCAAGCATGAGGGCGACAGAACGCTGGTCCACTGCTTCGCGGGCTGCGAGACCGAGCAGGTGGTCGAGGCGCTCGGGCTGACGTTCGCGGACCTCTACGACGAGCGCAACGGGAACGGAGTGCCGGGTGCCGTTCCGCTTCGGGGCCGCGGCACCGCGGCACTGCGGCACTTGGCTCTAGAAGGGGGTTTTGACAAGCGCAAGTTCCGGGTGCTGGACGTGGCGAAGATGATCGCCGACGAGCCGCCGCCGGTACCGTGGCAGATCGAAGGTTTGGCCGTTCGCGGAGATGTGACGGTCGTGACGGGCGATCCTGGCGCCGGCAAGTCGCTCGTGGCTCTGACGCTCGCCGCTGCGGTCGCCCGGAGCGAGTCGATCGCCGGGATCGGCTGCACCCGCGGCTCGGTCATCTACCTCGACGCCGAGAACGGCGCCCGGGAGATCCATCGGCGGCTCCACTCGCTCGGGGTGCCCGACACCGATGTCACGGTCGTTGAGGCGGATGGCGTCAACCTGCGCGACGAGACCGACTTCGCGGGGCTCGAGGCGCTGGTGTCGCAATTCGGCCCCTCGCTGTTGGTGCTCGACTCGCTCACTGCCCTGTGGCCTGGGGCGAATGAGCGCCGGACCGAGGACGTCGCTCCGACGCTCTACGCGCTGAAGCGGCTCGCCGAGCGGTACGGCGTGGCCATTCTGGTGTTGCACCACCGGCCTAAGGACGGCGGCGAGTACCGGGGCACCACCGCGATCGCTGCGGCGGCCCAGCTGGGATTCACCCTCTCGCGGGTGAAGGAAGACCCGGACCGCACTCGGCGTCGGCTGCATTGCTGGAAGTGCAGGCCGGCTGCGGAGCCCGGGGACCGATGGCTGCACCTCGGGGCCGAGCGGGGAATGGTGCTCGTCGGGGTCGCGGAGCCCTATGTGGCGGCCGACGAGCCGCAGGCCGCTCCAGCGCCGCGCAGGGATGGGTTCGTGCCGCAAGTGCTGGCTGCGCTGGATGGGGGTCGGCTCGGTCTGGCTGAGATCGCCGACGCGATTGGGGCGAACCCTAAGGACGGTTCCCTGCGCCGTGCCGCAGACCACCTTGTCGCCGGGGGCGAGATCGTGCGCGGCGACGACAAGAAGTACGAAAGGTGCCGGGTGCCGGGTGTCACCGGCCCTACAGGTGCGGGCACCGCGGCACCCGGCACTTCGCCTTCTAGAGCGGAATCTGGGAACGGCCACCAGCCGGACCTCGAGGAGTACGCCGAGACCGAGATCGAGCGCCTCCAGGCGAAGTTCGGTGAGGAGATGGACCGATGAGCGGCCAGCTCGAACCGTGGCTGGACAAGAAGGCCGCCGCGCAGTTCTGGGCCTGCTCGGAGCGGTCGATCGACTACGCCATCCGGGACGGGATGCCGCACGCGATCATCTTCGGGAAGCTCAAGTTCCGGGTCTCCGAAGTCGAGCCGTGGCTGGTCGCGCGTAGTCGGCTGGAGCGCCGGGGCGAGCAGGTGTACGCTGGCTCAGACATCGGGGCGGCGCCCGACGACACCGGGCCCGCCCCCGGACACGAGGGGTGAGCCTCATGCCAGCGAAAAAGCGTACCTGGGTGGGCAGGATCTACCTGGGCCAGACGGACGGCAAGCAGCACTGGCACTGGGTCGGGCGCTTCGCCACCAGGCGGCAGCGCGACGACGCAGTCGCCAAGGCCCGCACCGAGAAACCGTGGGAGGCCGCGGCGTCCGCACAAATGACGTGCGATCAGTGGGCGGACAAGTTCTTGGGCCGGTATGGGCGCCAGCACAAGGCGTCGAGCACGGATACGGCGCTCTCTACGCTGCGGCGCTTCAAGGCCGACTTCGGGGATCGGCCGGTCGGAGCGGTGACGCGCCACGACGCGATCAGCTGGGCCGAGCGGGTGCCGCCGTCGAAGGTGTCGCTGGTCGTGACCCTCTTCAACGTGGCGGTCGACGAGGAACTGATCGACCGCAACCCGTTTCGGGGGCTCGGCCACCGCACCAGAGGACGGTCAGACAAGCACCCGCCGACCGTCAAGGAGCTCGAGCGGCTCCTGGAAGCCTGCAGCGTGCTTGGCGAGTACGCCGCCCAGATGCAGGCGCTGATCGTGTTCGGCGCGTACTCCGGCATGCGGCCAGGTGAGCTGTTCGCCCTCGAGTGGGGCGATATCGACTTCACGGCCAACCGCATCGACGTGCGCCGGCGGCTCTACCGCGGCCAGGTGGACATCCCGAAGTCGAATAAGGTCCGCAGGATCGCGCTTGCCCCACCGGCACGGGACGCGCTGCTGCGTCAGCCGACGCGGACCGGCGAGC